GGTTTATCAGGTCAAATCAGGTCGTTATCGTAAAATCAGGTAACAGCACGGATCAAATAGATCAGTAAAAACTCGTTATTTCGTATTCGGTTTGTTCATTCGTTGGACAATGCCACGCCGAACTTTCCATTCTGATAGCATACCTTCATAGGTTGCTCTCAGCAAAGGGCGTAATTCGGCTCTCAGAATAGGATCTGCCAAACTCTTTGATTTCTCAAAGAGAGTGGCCTGGACCAAGAGGAAAAATCTTTGTCCATGGAGAGCAGCTTCAATCAACTGTTCATGAGTGACATTCTTCCAACCAAACTCACACTCATCAGTCAAATATGACCAATTAAAGCACTGCACGATTGATTCAGGATCAATGGGAGCATAAATCAGTGAAGGCGACTTAACCACAAACTTACGTTTGAGGAATTGTACCTCACTGATATCCTGCCACTTCATCTGACCATCTTTTGCAGCACTTGTAAAGGTCATACCAACTGAAGACATGACTTCAGAAATAGAAGCTGGGTTATAAACCTCCGCAACAGCATCTGACACATTTGACACATTGTCATCACCAAAGGTGACAATAGCCACATGCTCAAGATAATGATGCAGAGATGTATTTCCCACCTTCTTGCAATAAGCATACCACATCAGCAAAAACACAACAATGGAATTTGTTGGAGTTGTGAGTGGTTGCCCAGAATTGTTTCCATGTTCCTTCATGTAAAGCGTTGACCATGAGCACTGGAGTGTGTCCACAATCTCGGCCCACATTGTTCGTCGAGCACGTTCATATCCATCATCAGACACCTCCTGGATAGTTCGGATGATTACATCCCCAGCTGCCAACATGAATTGGCGGGGGATGGAACCATCAAAGCTAGAGAAGTCTCCATCCAAACATTTATTGCCCTTAGTTTGAAGAAAGGCATAAAGATCAGACCAGGTTTGAGAATGCACATTGATACCCAATGCATGATTGAGAGCAAACAGCTTCCTTGTATAGGCAGCCTTAAATCTCCCAAACAGCATGCGCATCAGTAGCACACTCTCAAAAGGGGCAGCAGTAAATGCTCTTGTTTTCCCTTTCTTGATCTTCTCTTCAGTCCTCAATTCATCCTTCAAGCAATCTTTCCAAATGGAATGAGTTCTTTCACCCTCCAACGCTCTCTCCAATTTGTGACGAGTCACATCATAGAGATAGGTAGCCAGAGGGTTCTTGAGATCAAACCACTTTCCACTCACTTCTTTACCTTGAGAACGAGCCTGCGCATCAGTTAGAAGACTAATCTTCTTCTTTGCACCGATCTCGCACCAAGGTAGGCCAGCAGATGTTTTGAATGCCATCGGCTTGTATTCAGCATCACCAGGTTTTCCATTTAACGCAATCCACATTTCAGTGGGAAAGTTTCCAGAAAGACCTAGATCCTCATCTTCCAAGATGTCGGCATAATGTAACACCAACTGATCAACCATAGACTTCAACAGTTTGCAGTCTACATCAACAGAGGGTCCAGCATATTTTGAAATTTGGGTCATCAGAATAGAAGGAAATCCATAAGAATCACAAAGAAGTTCAGAGGTATCAGTAAGACGGGGATCATCCTCAACAAGAACAGAAGGAAATTTTTGAACTTTGGGGAAAG